AGAGGTCAACCCAGACTTTATCAGCAGCGCTGAAATTCATGCCTGCGCAGACAAAACCGCCTTGGTGGACGAGCAGGCGCTTGAGTTGCGCAAACAACACAACGCGAGGTTTGTATGAACACGCCACCGATTCAAGACATTACGCTCAGAGATTACTTTGCCGCAGCTGCGTTGCAAGGTTTGCTTGCAAGTTGTGACCGCAAGACAGCCGTAGAAAACGCCTACGCCATTGCCGACAAGATGATCAAGGAGCGCGAACGTGAAGCTGCGTGAGTATCAATCACGGGCAGTTACCGAGTTGTTTGACTGGTGGACAAAGCACCAAGATGCGGCTGACATACCCTTGTTGGTGTTGCCTACCGCTGCCGGCAAGTCGGTGATCTGCGCTGAGATTGTGCGCCAGATGTGGGATCAGTGGCCAGAGTACCACCCGCGCACTGTGGTGCTGGTTCCATCCAAGGAACTGGCCGAGCAGAATGCGGCCAAACTCAGGGCACTGCTGCCACACACCATCAGCGTGGGGTTTGTCAGCGCAAGCCTTGGCACAAAGAAGTACAACGCCGACGTGATTGTTGCCACCATTGGCAGCATTCACAAGGCCGCGCACTTGCTTGGCAACATCAAGGCCGTGGTGATTGACGAGGCTCACCTAGTGAGCCAGAAGGCAGGCGACGCAGGCATGTACCGCACGTTTTTGTCAAAGCTGGGTGAGTTGTGCGAGTTTAGAACCGTTGGCATGACGGCCACGCCTTTTAGGGGCAACCAAGTCTGGCTGACCGATGGCGAAGACCCGCTGTTCACTGGCATTGCTAGCCGTGTGTCCATGCGTGAGTTGCTTGACCAGAAGTTTATCGCGCCACTGGTTCCACCGACCGAGCGCATTGAAACGCGCATTGACGCAAGCCACGTTGGCATTTCCAACGGCGACTACAAGGTTGGCGAACTATCCCGCGAGGTTGAAAAATACCTCACCAAAGTAGCCATAGAAGCCACCAAAATCGCTTCAGAGCGTAAAAAATGGATTGCCTTTACACCGAGTGTCGAAAACGCTGAAAGCCTGTCTGACAAGCTGAATGCGCTGGGCATTGTGAGTGCCGTTGTGTGCGGTGAAACACCAAAGCAAGAACGCGAAGACCTGATACGCCAGTTCAAGAACCACCAGATTCACTGCCTAGTCACCGTGCTGGCGCTGTCGGTTGGCTTTGACGTGCCAGACGTGGACTGTATTGTCTGGTGCAGGCCGACCAAGTCGCCGGTGCTTTACGTGCAGGGCATGGGCAGGGGCACACGCATTGCAGACGGCAAAGATGATTGCTTGGTGCTTGACTTTACCGACACCGTTGAGCGTCTGGGGCCGGTTGACACCATCCAAGGCAGGGCTAAGAAAAAGTCAGGCACGCAAGAAGCCCCCTACAGCATCTGCCCAGACTGCGGTGAACGCAACGCGCCAGCTGCGCTGGTGTGTGTGCATTGCGGTGGCACGATCAGGGAAGAAGAAGCCAAGCCGATGGATGCCAAGGTATCTTATGCAGCGCTGTTGTCAAGCCAGACAGCCGTGGCCGAACTGGTTTGGCACGACATTAGCAGGGTTGACTACAAGCTGCACCGCAAAGAAGGCAAGCCAGACTCTATGCGCGTTGACTACTACGGCGGCATCTTGCGCGTGGCCAGCGAGTGGGTGTGTTTTAACCACGTTGGCTATGCCAGGCAGAAAGCCGAGAACTGGTGGATGCGAAGGGAAAAGAAATCTATGCCATCAGGCACGCAAGAAGCGCTTGATTGGGTCACGTTTTACGACATTGAAGAGCCAGTCAGAATTGCAACCCGCAAAAATGGAAAGTACACAGAGGTCAAAGACTATGAATTTAATCGAACTAAACGCGATCAAGAGGCACTTGGACAGCCAAGTGAAGCAGATCAACAATATTGAAGTTAACTGTCAGCATTGCAACAACTTTGCAACTGGCGTTTGTAAGCAGTTTGAAGCAAAGCCACCGCTAGAGTGGATCACCGGCACGGTTGAGTGCGAACACTGGGAATGGGATCAAATCCCCTTTTAAGGAAACAACATGTTAGAAAAACCACCTTACTCAAAAATCAGTTACCCATCTGTGCCATTGAAAGACTTCAAGTGGACGCCTGGCTCTGATGTGCAAGCCCTTTGGCGCAAACATGGATGGACGCCGCCCAGTGAAGCCATGACACCCCCACCGCCCGAGCGCGTGGTTGAATTGCCACGCCGGAGAATATGGTAATGCTGGTGACTGATAGAATGCACCGCTTTAAATTTTGCACCCAGTGCCAAGAAAACAGGCCGCCCGAAGGTGGCATTGGCATGGGGGCAAAATGGTACTGCCAACACTGTTGGATCAAAAGAACAACTGGACGTTATCTAAGACAAAATGCCACGCCCAAAGCCATCTGAAGAATTAAAACCGCGCTGGATGCGGCTAAGTGACCGCCACATGTTGATCCTCAAAGAACTTGGTGGCATTGAATGGCTGCGTGATCACCTAGACAAAAAAGCCAAGATGCCAGCGAAGTATTACCGTCTTGAATTAGACGCTCCATCAAAGAGAGAAATCAATGACTAACATGCCAGAATTTCAAACATGGAGCCAAGCCAACTTGGCCAAGTTTGCGCAAGATGCTTACATTAAATTGTGCGAACAGGACGACCGCATTCAGATGCTGCAATGCGATTTAAAGACCGCCCTTGAGGCGTACCGAGCGTTAACTAAGGAATAGCGCTTTCTCGGCTGTCCTACGTTTAACAAGGCCCGGCAATTCTTTGCCGCCGCCTTTGACCCAAACCATAAACGCTTGGGCAGCCGCTTCCCATTCCTGTCGGTTTATCTTTATCCGAATAGTAGACCGCTGAAAATTGCCCAGTCCGGCGTTGAAGGCAAAACTGACACACGCGTCGAAAGCACCTTGACGACCAGCAACAGCGGGAGCAAGTCTAAGAACACCGCGTTCAAAACTAGCGACGTCATTTGCGAATAGTTTTTCGATCTCTTCTTTTGTCCAAACACGGTTGTCCTCCGGCTTTAACGGCATCTCTTTGCGTATCATTCCAGCGTAGCCGCCTACGCGCACCACGGGCAGTTTGATCTGATCTTGGTACAGCACGTGGCCGTAGCCAATCGTCCAGATATGCGCGGGGCACAGGTACGGTTTAGTCCTGTAGCCCTCGTACCGGTGCATCAAGTCAGCGCCAGCTTTGCTCAATTTCATTTCTTAGCCCAGCTACGTGAGCCAAACCAGAAGCCAATAATACCGCCCAACATGGCCATCTCGTCGCTTGAGAAGATGACGTCTGACAGACGCACCAAGTCATCCATGTTGATGACCAACTGCGGGTTGTTGTAAACGTAGTACGCCAACCAAGCGTTAATGGCGCACAACTCAAGGATGAAGATGTAAGTGACTGTGGGACGCACGGTGCCGATGTAGCTGGCCACCCAAGTGCTGGCTTTAGCCAAGATCGCCTTGTCATGGTCATAGGCCGCCACCGTCATCGCCGCGTCTGTCTGCATGGCGATCTGGTCGGTGCGAATCTCTTCCATGCGTTCTTGAGCCGCAAAGCCCTGAGCCATCATCTGAAGCTGCAACTGCACCTGAACTTGCGCCAGCGCCAACTCATGCTTCTGGTCGTTTTTGTTTTGGAAAAACTCTAGCAATTTAGGTAGGCCAGAGATCAGCAGACCGCCAAGGGTTGAGAATAGTGAAAGCATTATCCTAGTCCTATGTAAGAGAGAAACTTGTTAACGATCCTGTCCGACAAGTCATCAGGCAGGAAGCGGAGCAGTCCAAGCACGTACCATGCGATGCACATACGCACGAAGATTTTGAGCCATTGATCGAATTGTTTTTGGTACTCATTCATCGACCACACTTTGTTTTAGCGCACAGATCAGAAATCTCAGCGATGCCCCAGCCAACTGCACCCAAGAACATGACAATCACCACAATGCCAACAGCCCACGCCATTTGTTCAGCTTCAGCTTCTTTGCGGCGCTTCTCTTCTTCTTTTAGTTTTCTAGCTTCAATGGCATCGTCCCTGTCCATTTCTAGCTTACGCGCCATCATCTTGTTGTAGACGTCTATATTACCCGTCTGCATGTAAAGGAGCTGAAGTTCTTTTTGCAGGTTTCTACTATTCATCAATGCGTTTTCTATACGCATTGCGATCTCAAAGTTGGATTTGCCGCCAGCCTTTTTGGAAGCCAGCATGGACTTGGTAGCCTGGCTCTCAGCATCAAACAGACGCCCGACCATTACCGATAAACCGCCAATACCTTTGGCTACGGCTTGTGCCTTTTTGACAAGGCTGACCGCTTTTTCTAAGCCTTCTAGCGCTGATATTGGGTCTAATGGAATCATGGCCACATCCAAACTACAGTAAACGTGCCCCACACAATGAAGGCTGTAATACAGGCTGCGGCAATAAATGCTTCAGCCCAGTCTTTCATTTATCTACTTTGCCGTCCAGCTTGTCAAAAATCTTGCCAAGCATGTCCTTGATGTCGCGCATGTCAGATCGGTAGTCGTCACGTGTGACGTAGTTCAGCGGCAACGCCCGCACGTCGGTGTCTAAGCGCTCAATGGATCGGTAGATGTTGTTCAACACCCACCCACCAAAGAAACCAGCTGCCGCTACGGCAATGTTAAAAAGAACTTGGTAATCCATTATTTGGCCAATGCGTTTTTGTTGGTTTGTTTTGTAGCCATGGCGTTAGGCTGTTCTAGCGCTTTGCCAACTTGCTTAGTGATCTGGCGTGTGCGTGCAAACTCAGCAGCTGTCTGAGTGCCAGGTATCTTGATTGGCAACTGTTGCAGAACTTCAAGGCCGCGCAAGACAGCGCCAGAAGTGTTGCTGTAGTTCACCGCGCCTGGCTCTTTGACCAACACATCTTTGATGGCATCACGCAAATCTATGATCTCATTGCGGCCTGTCTTGCCAAACATGTACGTCAGTTTGTCTTCAGTATCAAGTTGGTTGATTAACGTGTTCAAGTTCCTGAAAGATGGCTGATCACTCTTAGTAAGCATGTCTTTCATGTACTGAATGGTTTGGCCTTGTAATTCTTTGTAAGCCTGCTGACCTTCTGGGCCAGCTTTCTTCAGCAACTTTGTAACCGTGCGCATTTCTTCCAATGAGCCGTCAAGCACCACATGCTTGAACACGTCATCGAGCGCCACACGGCGGTCAGCGTAGCCCGCCTTTGTGCCAAGCAACTTGTCAACACGTGATACATCTTCAAACTCTTTGGCCAACTGCGCTCGGGCGGCGCGTGCTTTTTGATACAACTCACCACCAGCACCTTCACCCATTTGGGTAATGATGTTTTTCATAGGCTTGGCGCTTGCCGAATCTTTAACTGTGCCAATCTGTTGATAAATGTCTTCAAGCGCACGCACAGAGATTGTGCCAGTGCCTTGTGGATCATTCATTCTTAGCGACTCAGCCACAGAATCCAAGATTGGATCAAGTGTTTTGCGTTGTGTTGGCGTTTTGGCTTCAATAAAGTCAATCAGACTTTGATAAGGCACTTGCTGTAAGGTTTCGCCAGCGTTATCTGCCTGCGCATACAGCGACTTGTATGCGTCATACTTTTTGGTGTATTCGTCATTAAGTGCTTTGTCAACAATTTTGCCAACAGCACGCATCTGGGTTGGGTCAGCTACTTCAGCGCCAACTTCATTGGTCATGCGTTCAAAGTTTTGAACAATGGCTTTTTGCTTGTTAGATTCAAACGCACGCATTTGCTCAGACAACTTGGTCTTGGCATCTTCTGAAATGCCAGTAACCACACCACGGCGAACATCTGCCTCAAACTGTTGTTGTGGCAAATTCTTAGTGCGTTCGCCAAGTGTCGCGGGAATGTTTAGACGTTGCAAACGCTCTTGACGCATCAAGTCTTCAGCCGTACTGGCCGCTCCCATGCCAACCATGCTAGGTTGTTGTTCGCGTGCCATGGCGTTTCGCACTGGTGCTGTGACTTGTTTTACAACAGGCCGCGCAAGTACATTTGCTTGTGTTGCCACAGCAGGCGCCAATGCGTTAATTGTTGTGCCAGTTGCGCCAAGTGTTGGTGGCAACGCGCCAGTAACTGGTTGCAAGAACTCGCCAACAGCGGTCAAAGCCTCTCTGGCCATCTGCGTGCGTGGCTGATACATGACAGACTTGGCAGCCTCTTCGCCAGCGCGGATGCCTTCTTGCGTGCCGTATTTGCCACTGGTCAATGATCCAATAACGCCAACAATTGGTGCAATGGCAGCGCCACCCAAAGTAGCACCAAAAGCCAATGGCGTTTCAATCGCGCCCATGATGCGGTCACGTGTGGACATTTCAGGTTTTGGCGCAGGCGCTATGCCAAACTTGACGCGAATGGCTTGTTGGGTTTCTGGGTTAGCGCCAGTAAAGTTTTTGTCTAATGCAGAAAACTTATCAAAGATGGCCGCTTTAGTCGCTGGATTAGCATTGACATAATTCGGATCATTCAAAATTGAGGATAGATCGGCCATGTTTGTCCTCTTATTTCAACAAAGGATTGGACAAGTCTACACCACCGCCAGCGGCAGCTGGAGTGCCACCACCGCCATAATTTTCAATGTATTTTTTGCCTTCTTTGCTAGTAGACATTTTCATGCCTTCAATAGCACGATCTCTGGCTGCGGCTTTTTGTGCAATAACTTCTTTGCCTTCACCAATTAAAGGGAAAAATTCCTTGATTGTGTTGGAAACCTCAGACGCTCCAAAAGATGCGCCTGAAGTTTTACGCAAGTAAGCAGTAGCAAATGCCAATTGTGCTTGCGCCAATTTTTGTTGCGCTGCATTTGGCCCAATCAAGCCAGTTGGGTCTGCATTAAATGTTGATTGAATGACGTTGCCAATACCTTCGCCAACGCCAAATGGAACCATTTGCGCAAGGCCTGTGAGTAAGCCTGGCACGACTGCGTTTTTAACCGTGCCACCTTTTTCTAGATCGGCAATTGTTTTTTGCGCTTGCGCCATTGCACCGCCAAAAGTGGCTGCATTGCTTTGGGTTTCGGTCATTGCAGTGCCCTTGCCCATCAGTGGCTTGCCTGCTGTAGTTGTTGCTGCTGGCGCTTGGTGATCTAGCACGCTTGCCATGCCTGGTATCGCAGGAACTCGAGCGCCTGGCATACCCGCGCCTGCTGCGGCAACCGCAGGAGCAGCTGGTGCAGCACCACCCACCGTAACAGGGAAGGCTTGCAGGGTGCGCTTGTTGACGCCGACAATTGAGCCGTCTTCTGCTTCTTTAAGTTCAAAGCCAGGGTTGGCTTTCTCCCATGCAAACTTCTGTTGTGCCAAATTAAGTTGGCCTTGGGCAGTTTGTTCGCCAATGGTTGCGGTCTTGGCGATGTCCATGCCTGCAACTGGCAAACCGTAGCCAGGCAACATGGGGTTGTCTTGAATTGTAAGAATCTTGCCGCCAGCTTCTTGACGAACATTTTTGGGCAACATAAAACCAAGTTTGTCTTTGGCGTCCACAAGACCCAAAACTTTTTCAATTCGGTATTCTTTATATTGTTCAGGCGTCATGCTTTGAAGTTTCTGTGCTTCTGCGGCTGCAGTAGAAAAATCAAAGTAACCTTTTGTAACGCCTTCATTAAGTTTTTTAATTGCTTCTTGGGGTGTTGGTGAATCACCCAAAGACTTCAATCCATAATTAAGTTTGTCTTGGGCTAACTTAAATTCACCAGCTTTGGTTTTTTGTTGAGTCTCGGCCAACGTGGCCTGCTTGGTTTCTGACTCAAGCAGTTTGCTTTGAATGTCTGGCAACAAATACGCAGCCTTAGACCTTGCAACATTGCTAATCAACATCTTTGGATCTAACTGACCAGTCTCAGGGTTAAACGATCTTTGGTAAGCATCAGACAAAGCGTTTTGAGATTCTTCTTGACGACGGGCACTGCCAAGCTGGAATTGTGATAATGCGTTTTGGTTTTGCGCGTTTTGAATTTGTGAGAACTGCGCCAGCGCATTAAGGGGGTTTTGCAACTCAATGCCGCGTACGCCTAAAGAAATAGAGGGATCAAGTGCCATCATTAACCTCCGTACATCTGTGCTTCAAGCGCCGCATTGCTTGGGCTAGTTGATTGAGGATACAAACGGTTCATTACATTTTGATTCTGGGTGTAATTCATGTATTGATTTAAACCGCCAGTTAGCGCGTTAGCGCCGCCAACATAACCAGATGCGCGCGCCGCGCCGGCGCCAGTTATTAAATTGCCAGCATTAACACCAAATTGACCTGCGGCGCCACCCATATTGGTTGAAGCTGTTTGGCCAAACCCTGCCCTGCTTGCAAGGCGGTTGTAAGCATTCCCAAACTCAGTAGATGCAAAGTCTTGGCCATAGCGTTGTGCGGCCTTTAAAGCGCCGCCGCTGATCAGACCGCCACGGGCGGCTGCGCTACGTTCAAGCGCTTTCATGCCTTCGCCAAGTCGGAATTTATAGGATGGATCCATTGCGCCCATAATGTCGCCGGATTCTATTTTGTTAAGCGCGTTAATTCCTGATTGGCGAAACGGCTCTTGCAGTGCAAGCTGCTTGTTTAACATTCGTTCTTGAAGTTCAGTTGCGCGATCCGCAGATGCTGCTTGTGTG